CACCAGTTGCCTCTGCTAATTTTATGAGAGTTGCCTGTAAACCATTATTCCTAATTTCTGATTGCATATTTTCAATGTTCAATTTTTCCATCAACTCTTTCATTTCTTTCGTAGGTTTTGCAAGGTTAGAAAGCGCGGCTCTTATCTGTGAATAAGCAATTGATGCTTTCATTCCTGATGTAGTCATCGCAGAAGTTATAGCCATTAATTCCTCAAACTGAACTCCCATAGCATTTGCCATAGGAGCAATCTGTCCGAAACCTTGTGATAATCCTGCAACAGTAGTTTTACCACTCTTTACTGCTTTAAAAAATACATCTGCGTGTTCTTCTGATTTTTTTGCATTTAATCCAAAAGAATTAATAGCAGATGTCAAAATATTCGCAGCTTCCTTAGTTGTGCCAAGACCAGCAGTAGCAAGTTTAGCAGACGCCTCTAGTGTAGCCATAGCCCCGTCAGCGGCAATTCCTGCGGATCTAACATCATATAAGGCGCTAGTTAATTCATCAATGGCTACCGGTGCTCTTGTTGACATATCAAGAATTTCCTTCTTCATATTCTCCATACTCTCAACATTGGTATCTACTATTGTTGAAACATTTGCCATTGCTTTTTCAAAACTTACTGCCGCATCAACTGCTTTCTTTCCAATAGCAATACCCAAACCAGCACCAACAACACCTATACGTTTTAAGTTCTTTGCTGTCTCAGCAGACATCTTGTTCATTTTCTTGAACTTTTCATTAGCAGACTTAAAAGCCTGCCCAGTCTTATCGACGGCTTGTAATACAATTTGTAGTTTTGAACTAGCCATTTTTTTTGGTATTAAAAATACTTTCGATGTTCATTACTTCTAACATCTCATTGACAAATTCACTACTCTGAGAGAGCAATTCCTGTTCCGTCCAGCCAAATTTCTCACACAATTTATACTTGATATAAGCGGTAGGGGACTTCTTTGAGTTGCCGTTAAAGAAGTCCCACATATCATTCTTTAGTCTTTTTTTTTATCCGCTGTGAAAAACTTTGTTATTTCCGTGACTAAAAACTGTCCATCGGCCGGAGATAGCAATTTAATGTTCTCAGTCGTCAACGGAACAGGTTTGTCATCTTTATCTACAAAATCCCAAGACACTATCATCTCTTTTACTAAAAATAACTGAGCATCTTTCTCACTTTTATAATCAAACATTTCTAATGATGTACCAAATGTCAGAGTATCTTTGACAACAACAATAGCGCCAGTATCTGGCAATTTTAACTCTTTTGTTTTAATTTCATTAAATTTAGTCATATGTTTATTGTTAATTTTCTTTAAGCTGTTGAACTTGACGTACTTGAACTAGTTGAACTTGAAGTACTAGAACTTGTTGTTGTTCCACCAACGTAATAATCGTCTTTCTCGTTTACTAAATAACAGTCGTTAATAACATTGTCATTTCCATCTAAATCATAGTCAGCAGTAAAATTAAGGTTCTGAGTAACGATGTCGTCTAAAGCGTGGTCTGAATCCCACTCATCGAAGTCAACCTTGCTTAGGTCTATTCTGAATGCTGGATTTGTTGTTCCAATCGTGACATCAGTATTTACAATGTCTAGTCTCAATGCTTTATAATCTCCGTCAAGCATATAATCCATATAAACTCTATCCTCATAATTCAATTCAATTTCACCTGTAATAGTAAACATCTTGTTCATTATATCTGATGGTGCTTCTTCCCCCAAGCAATAATTATCTTCCAAATTCTTATTGAAAGTCATTGTAATCCTCTTAACGCAAATCGCATCAGCGTCATCTAAAGTTCCAGTATTAGCTGCTAAATACAATTTAGCAAATCTACCAAGGAACTTATTTTCAGCAACATAACTAGCAGTAGAGGTACCAGCCTGACTAGGTTTTGATTTAAAAGCAACTGTGTACATAACCAAAGCCTCTTGCAATACTTCTATTGTAAGACTTTCAATCATTGAAAGCTCAAAAGTCAAATCACCTATTGGATCTACTGTTTGTATAGATAAACTATCGTGAGTATTGTCATTCTGCAAAGTAAAGGTATGTTTGTAGGCACCTAAATATTTGGCTGAACTAATAGCCCCCAATGTTGCTATCATAATCGCCCCGAAACTCTGGTCTCCCATTTCAATTTCCATTTCACCATCTGCCCATTTCTGCGCTACCAATGATTGGTCGCCTCCCCATATACCACCATATCCGGCGTTTGTTCTAACTTTGGTTACTTTGTCAAAAAAGCTAAACGCTGTTGCATTCAACCACAATGATGCAGCAACTCCAGTTCCTCTGACTCCCTCAACACCGATACCTATTGATAATCTTCGTCCTGTCCATTTTGGCATACTTTTAGTTTTTCTTGATACCTAAATATTAAATATCAAGATTGATTAATTAATTATTTTATTCGACCTTTCCGTTTTTTTTATAAAGCGTCCAATGTCTGATAGTAAAATACATCCCGACTAATCCACTTAATGCGGCTACCACAACAGTCCCAAGTAAATACTTTGTAACCCATATCATAAAATCCATCTGATTTTGCAGAACAGCAACTGTTTTACTCAGCTCAGTGTAGTCATCATTAAGAACAGCGATGTGTTTGTTTATTTCCCTTATCAATTCCATTATATCCATACGTTTTCTTTTAATTTTTATATTATTTTATAAAGCGCTAAGGTCAACCGAAATTCTACAAGTAACAAGTAATTCTGCAACTCTAAAATTATCCTCTCTGCCTGAATATCCCCACGTGGACGGTAAAGCGAACAGGTTGATGAAGGTGTATCCAGTGGGGTTTACTATTCCGGTCAAAGTATAATTTTTATCAAAATCATCTAAAACGCTATCAACTAAGTTTCTTAGTTTTCTATCAGCGTCAGACTTTGGGTCTTTCCCTGACGGAGCTATTGTCCTGTTGACATACAGTCTGACGTTGAACGCATAAATTCTAACGTTCTCGTCAGTAGTGTTGTAATCACTCTCGTTGCTTGAAGGTGTTATCGTGCAAGCTGGGTCGCCCTTGAATTCCTCTATTTCCCACTTATGCGTTTCTTTTATTAATGTGTTGGCCTCCAAAATTGAAGCCAGTTTGTCCAGAAGAATTGTCCAAATATGTTTAGTTTTTTCTATACCAATTCTTTGTTAGATTTGGCATAGAATTATTTTTTAGCTATTATTGTTAATATTTTATCAACCTCTTTTTTAAATACTCTTTCTATCTCACCCACAGATTTTCTCAGACCTATATCCATAAACGGCACTCCCTTTGTCCCCGGATGATGTACGACACGAACAGGATGTAATGCGCCTTTCCAAAACAGCGCCTTTTTAGTTTTTGGCCTTATCTCGTGCGGGCGTGTTCCCTCCGAAACATATATTGCGTAATTTTTATGTGGCGCAACTGTTGCTTTTAACCTAGCGAATGTAGTGCGTATACTTCTTTTAAGATCGCCAGTATTTGTCGGAGTTTCATCTTTAATATTGCTAGTCAATTTTAAAGCAGAAATTCCTATCGCCTTTGTCAATCCATTATAAACTGTCGCAGGAGATTTCTGAAAATTTTTACTCAATTTTTTTAAACCATCTATTTTAATTTTAACTGATATAGCCATACTATTTTGTTTTTTCAACAATGAGCAATGTATAACTTATTGACCCGAAAGAACGAGGCGATTCCCCGTCAGCTACAACAGTATATTCATTGCAGTCTATGTCCCTTATCTTGTCCCCCTGCTGTATATTTTTGCCGACGTCCATATATATCTTAAACTGTTTACCATAAACTCCGTCTGCGATTGAACGCTTACTATCATTTGCAGGTTGGATATGAGCCATAGCAGAAGTAACAGTTGCGAAAGCCATTAGATCGTCCCCTAAATCTTGGTATCTCAATATTTTTATTGCCGTTCGGCATAGATGTTCTATCATATTACAGGGTCATTAGTTTGTAATGTTCAAGGATTGGTTTTATTCCCAACCTTGTCGCTGACTCATCAAGACTGCCAAAAGTCACTGAA